TTTATCCCGAAATATAGAAGGAGGGTGATGTATTACTGCTGTCCAAAATAAAATAATATTCGCGTTATCATCAGGCTAACCATTTGAAATAACGAAGTTTAGTTTTATTAAGTCAGATATAAAAAAAACAGCCCCCTCCCTGCATATTGCTGTCCCAAAAATCATACCGTGAACAATGTTGGTGGAGATAGCGGTTCCACTACTCCGGTGTCAAACGGTAGATTAATCCAAGTCCATAAGTCTCTGTAAGTCAACAGATTTATACGCAGTAACGCAACCAAATTTGACAGGCTCCAGCCCAGTGTTGACTTTAGTTGCAGGTATTTTAAAAGCAGCATGGCTATGAGTGCTGTCCAAAGTTGGGATTTGACAGCATTCTCAGTGGTTCCCAAGAATGATTTGACCTTCAGGTTTTGTTTTATGGCCTTAAAGAAAAGTTCGATCTGCCAGCGTTCTTTATAAATGGCGGCGATGGTGGCCGCCGCCAGTTTGAAGTTGTTGCTCAAAAAAAACATCAAGTTTCTTTTTCTGGCTTTTCACTAGGTTTCACAGCATTCCACTAGCAGTCTTTTATATCTATAAAATACAATAAAACCCAGATGTTTACTTATCACTCGGCCCCACATTCTTTACTTGCATATAAAACAAAATCATAGTATGATACTAGTATCAAAATTGCGCTTTTTCTATCTGGAAGTGTGAGATATGGCTTATAAGTGGATAGCGGCGGCCAAGGGAATCCGGTATCGAGAGCACGAAACAAGGAAACACGGCAAAAAGCCGGATCGTTACTGGGTAATACAATACCATAAAAAAGGGAAGACTTTCAATGAGGCTGTCGGCTGGTGGAGTCAGGGAGCCAGCCAAGCGCTGGCCGAAGAAATATTGTCAAAACTTCGCCAAAACTGGCTTTTAGGTCAAGGCCCTCAAACTTTGAGAGAGCTTAGAGCATCCAATACGGCGGCTAGGGAATCTCAAGCTCAAGAGCAAGCCCGCATTGAACGGGAGGCTACGAGCATAACTTATTTTTGGGAAACGATTTATTTACCTGCCGCTACCGTCAAAAAAGACCCAGAGACTATCAAGGGGGAGAGGTTTAGATTTAATCGCTGGATCAAGCCCGTAGTAGGCCATCTGCCCATGAAGGATATTACGTCAGATCATGTTGAAGAAATTATATCCAGGCTTCGTGATGCGGGTAAGGCGCCGCGCACCCAGGAACATGTCAAAGCCAATTTAAGCGGCATTTTGAGTCAGGCTATCAATAAAGGAGCCATCTCCGGCCCTAATCCGTGCCGGCGGGTCAAATTGGCAAAGAAAGATAACAAACGTGTTCGTTTTTTATCGCCTGATGAAGCCCGGAAACTTCTAGATCTGCTAAAACTCAGATCACAGCAAGTTCATGATGCGGCCCTTCTAAGCCTGTTTTGTGGGCTTCGAGCCAAAGAAATTTTTTCTCTGACATGGGGCGATGTCGATTTCATAAATAGAACGATCTTCATCAAGGACTCTAAACATGAAAAGGTCAATCGTCATGTGTTTTTGACTAGCGAAGTACGCGAAATGCTCGACAATCGTAAGCCGAAGCAACCAAGCCCAACTGGCCTCATATTCCCAAAAGAGGACGGAACACAACAAAAGGCCGTCCCTATAACCTTCAGAAATACAGTCTCAGACCTTGGCTGGAATGAAGGGATAACTGACCGGCGTCTAAAATTGGTTTTTCATTCCTTGCGGCATACTTTCGCCTCTTGGCTGGTTCAGGATGGTGTACCTTTATTTACGGTGAGCAAGCTCATGGGGCATTCCACTTTTGAAATGACTATGCGCTATGCACACTTGGCCCCGGATAATTATCAGCAGACCGCCGGCAAGCTGGAGGGCAAATTGAGAGCATCATCCGTGGATAATAAGCCGTCAAGTCGCCTTGACAATATGGACATTCAATAGTATTTTAAAAATGAGCCGGAGGCGCGTCAACGCCCCCGGCTCCGGGCAAGTCCCCCGGTTTTAGCCGAAGTAACCCGCCCCTACGGAATGGCTAGTTCCCGTAGGGGCACTTTTTATCCGCTAATGAAGCGCATAATCAGGGCCACTAGAAGCCCGGCCGCCGTGGCGACCAGAACGTTCAAGAGGAACTTTGCCATAGGCGCACCCTCCTTTCAGGAGGACTTGCCCACTGATACAATACACCATAAGCCGACCATTCACAATTCCTGTCTTCATAAAAAAGGGTATCCGTAGCCTGGACACCCTTTTCGTTTGCCGGAACGAGCACCTGCCCGCGGTTTCGGAGTTCGGCGGCTCCGGGTCGGTCTTTCTTGAGGTGGAGATAAAGCCCCGCGCCTAATCCGTCAAGACCGTACCAATAGGCGCTTGGTCATGGCATTTGACCTTAACATGTGCAGTTAAATCAAAATTCCCTTCAATCTGGCCGCCGCCTTGGGATGGAAAACGGCGAAGGAGCAGATCCACTCAATCAAGGTGGTGTAATAAATACCGCTCAAGCCCTGGTCTATGACCTCCATGGATCCGGCCTGAAGCCCGCCGCAGTATTCCCCTGCCCCGAAACGGACGGCGTAAATGTCATTGGTCAGGATGGGCGCGCCGGTGGCGTCTTGCTCGATAATGCCGATGGGTATGCCGGCATAGGCATTTATCTGCTGGCCGAAAACGCCTGAGACGGTTTCAATGGCCTGGTTTTCCCCCCGCCGCAGGGCATTGACATAACGCCGCATTTCCCGGCTCATGAAAAGCACGTCCGGGCCACCCACCACCTGGTCAATGAGTTCGTCAATTTGTTCCAGTTGCAGTGACCCCGCGCTTACGTCAAGAACCTGCGCCCCGGTCAGCCTGTTTTCCAGACCATCGAAGGCGCGGGGGTCTGCGGAGGCATCGCCGGTGAAAAAATATTTGGTGAAGTCCAGGGCGGCCGCCTTGGCCTTCATGGCGTCATGGACGGCCCGCAGATCGTTCAGGTTGCCTTGGGTCTTGACCAGGGCCCGGTCATACTGGCTCAGGCCGCCGAAAACCTTCAGGACTTCGACCTCTCGCTGAACCACGCCGGTCGATTCGTCATAGGGCTGGTTGTAGTCGCGGAAGGCCACACCGGGGAGGGTTTCTTCCCGGTTGAACTGGTAGGCATTGCCGGCCACATTCTGAAAGGGCAGGTATTGCAGAACCGGGCTGGTGCGGGCGAATACCTCCACCACGCCGGCCTGCAAAGGGTCGGTCAAAAGTTTCCGTTGTTCGAGTAGAGTTAAAGAAGCCATGATGTAAACCTTTCTATTTGTACCCCGCGCTCAATAGCTGCGTGGCATTTAGCTTGCTCAGGTCCGCCGGGGCTTTCCCGCCTGGCCGTTTGGTGTCCAGTTCCGGGGCCGCCGGGGCCGATTGTTTATTGAATAGGCCCGCGTCCCTGGCCGCCTTAATCCAGGCCACTTTATCGGCCGGGGCCAAATCGGGGACCAGAGCGCGGTATTCTTCGGGCAGGTCGTTCACCATGCCCTCAACCACGTCCTTAAGGGTTTCTTCGGCCGCCTTGCGCTGGTTCACCACTTCCGCGAATCTGGCATAGGGAACGCTTCCCTTCTTCTCATCATCGGAAACGGTCTGCTCAGGGGCCGGGTCGTTCTTCTTTTCAGGTTCGCCTTGTTCGGGGGCGGGGCCGGTCTGTTCGATCGTCATGATTTACTCCTTTTACGCCGGATAGGCGGATATTTTTTTATTCCATCGGGATGCGCAGATTGGCCAAACTCGGATATATCAACTCATCGGAAAACATTTTAAGCTCCGCTTGGGTCGTCTTTAATTGTTCTATAGCCTGTTCCCGGCTCAAATCGGCGTTCATACTCATAACAATATCAACCTTGCTCATAACCCCAAGCTCCAGAAGGGAACGCCAAGTCGAGGCTTTTTCATAGGGAGATTGGGCGGGCTCGGGACGGTAGAACTCGCACCACAGGACCGCCTCCGGGCTTATATGCCGGGTTGGGTTATGAGCATTCCAGACGGTTCGGAACAGGTCAAAAAGCTGGTCCTCATATCTGGCGAACAATGCCAGGTCATCGGCCCGCATTTCCTCAAGTTCAGCATTGCCAACCAATTTAGCCCGGCCGCTTTCTTCGGTAGGTTTAAGATTCACGCTGGCCGCTGAAAGGCCGTTGGTCATGGCCGCTTTTTTCATCAGGGCTTCTACGGTTTGCAGAGCTTGCTCAATGGGGGCGTTAGGGGCGGCAAAACCAACCTCACCTTTTTCCGGCAATGCAAAACATTGGCCTGGGCCGTAAGTCAAGGCCTGGCCCTTAAAATCAGTATTCGCTCCCTTGACATAGAAAACCGAAAAGCATTGCAACCGCAAGGTGTATAATAAATCTGAGAGGATTTGGTTAATCGCGTCTTGAATCATTATCAAGTCGTTGGCCCCCGGCAGCCAAAAATTATCTAAGGGCGGCTCAGACCAAATCGGAACGAAAGGCAAGCGGCCATAAGGGTTTTCATATTCCTCCAGCACTTGACCCCGGTAATCCAATCGTTGAAATATCTCCGATGTCCAGCGTGAAAAGGTGACGGCTGATGCGTCTCCGTCCGGGTCGCTGTTGGTGATAACCACTTCCTGCATATCGTGGGGGGTATCGGCCCAAACAACGTCTAAAACATCCGGGGGCAGAATATCAAGTTCCATTTTCCCGTTTCGCCATACCGGACGCAATAGGATTGTTCCTAAAAGTTTTGATAGACGGTTGGCCTGTTTCATCACAACCGCAAGATTGGCGCTGGTTTCGATTTCAGTAAAAATGGCCTTGTCGCTTTCGTTCCCTTCGATTGTGCGCTTGGCGTCTTGGTTGTAGACCATCGCCAGGGCGCGAATGATTTTGCGGACCACGTTGACAGATAAAGGTGTGCGTTTTTCCGGGTGAACAAAATTGCGGATAAAATAATCCGAGATATATGATTCCTGTTCGTTTTGATAAAATAAAAGTTGCTTTTGCGCCCGCTCTTTTCTATAACGGTCCGCTTGGTCAACGGCCGTCTTGAGGGCGGCGCTAACCGATTTTGCGGCTTGACTTTGGAAAAGCATATCAAATTACTCCATCGTTTATAATATAAACCGTTTGGCCTAAAAAAGCAATAATTTCAGTAATATATCCTGATACATCACAATCTATCACTATATGCCCTGGTAACGCGTCAAGCCCTCATGTTTAACCAATGTGCGGAAAAAATCCGGCAGGGAAATTTCACTTTCAATCACCGTCCGCCGATGCTGAAGGTGCATTTGTTGAACCTTCAGGAATGAAGGGCAGCCGGGTCCGCAATTCAAAATCAAATCGCCCCCGCGCAAAAAGCATAGGGGCGCGTGTTTGCTTCGAGATTCGCATATAACCGAATCCAGGACATAGGCGGCCAGTTCCTTTTGCCGGGTGGCGAATATAGACCAGGCTAGGGAATATACCCGGTCGTCATTAACCCGGTCATTGATACCGAAACGGGGTTGACCGTTTTTCAATTCATAAGTGAAGCTTTCCATTTCTCGGGCCAGGTCCTGGAGTTTATCGGAGAAATGCAGCCTGCCCTCGCGGACGATTCTGAATAATTCGGTAAAAGCCGGGGTCTGATTGGTGTTGGTGGCGTGAATGACTTCAGCCGATATTTGGTTTTCAATGCTCCACAAGTAAATATCTTGGCTGTTGTAGGATTCAAAAATTACATTATCCAAAATATATTTTTTGTGGTCTTCGGCTAGGGCTTTTTTTATCAACGGTGCCAAACTGCCGAGAATTGACTGTTGGTTTAAAATATAAAAATGCGGTTCTTCTCCGGCCAGGCCGGCCACTTTGGCGGTAGAGGTCCATATGGTTGAATCGCCATGCAGGGAGCCGAAATAAGCCCGGTCCAGTCCCCCGCCCACAACATAGGTCCGCCCGGCCGTCAAGTCCTTGAGTTCATCGGCGCTCATCGGCAAAGGCAAGCGTTCTTGGGCGCGGTCAATATCCGCAGTTGCGAAAAGACTGCTATCGCTGGCCGCTCGTTGGTTTAAATGTTGAGTTTGAAAAGTGACCGGTAAAAGTTGCCTGGCCCGGCTTTTGAGCCAATCGCGGCGAATCCAGGGCGGGCTTTTTTCCAGCGCCTCGTCAAGGTCTCTATATTCGATCCTGGCGACATAGACGGTTTCGTCTTCCCCGCTTGCCTGAAGGCTTTCCAGGGCATGAAGTGGGCCGCCTGTCTGGTCTGCCGTGCTATCAATGAGTAACCATGAACCGAGCGAATCACCCAAACTTGAAGATATAATCTGCATAGGTTCATCACTAAAGGCCGCATGGATTTCACTCACCCAGCCGCAGGTTATTTTTTCACCATACAAAGAGGCCGGACTACAGGGCACGGCCCGGATGGACGATTGCAGTGCCGGATATTCAATCGAATTTTGAAGAATATTTTCCCGGCCTATCTGAGCCAAAAGAGCCGGAGTATTCTGAATAACCCCTCGGACAATCTTGAAAGCCGTTGACCTGGTTTGCTTTTCGCTGTTAGCCACGATGACGATATTTTCATTAGGGTTTAAGCAAAAGCGCCAGAGGACCAACAGGGCCATTAAAACCGTCTTGCTGTGACGGCGGGGAAAACTGAAAGCTATGGTCGTATATTTCCATTGACCGTCTGGCCGCCGCTCCAAGGCTCCACGAATAGCCTCAACCTGGAACAGGGCCAGTTCAATGACTTCATACCTGCCCTTGGCCGTCAATATCTTGGGCTGAATATCCGCAATCCACTGAAAGAAACCGTCAGCACCGTTTCGCCAGCCTTTAATTATTTCCGAATTGAGCTTTTGCATTCTGCCGATGTTTCACGTGCAACCTTTAAAGTTTTTTCGGGCCTTCCAACAATCCAAATTGCGCGGCCCGAAACCACAGGCGAAAGGCTGAACCTCAATGCCGGGGCGGTAATTTAATCTAGCCAATATGCAAGCTGATCCATTGGGGATAAGGGCGCAAGTCTCGTCCCGGTTGCGCCCGCCAATACCGGGCAATAGAGCCTTCAAGTTATTGACATTGACCATTTTGAACCTCAACTTCCGGCGCGCCGTGCGCCTTGAGAATGCCTTTATATCAATTCCCGGCCTCTCTTAAATATTTTTGTAAAAGCGAATAGGTCATATACTCTCCGCCCGCCCGGTTCCCACACCAATGAACATGCAAGCCATACCTCACAGAGAAGGCCGCCAGGCTCTGCAATAGGCTTTGCGGGGTCATCTGTGACTGATACTTGTGGCTGCGTACATCTTCAAGGCTGGCCTCAATTATTAGGCCGAAATAGTCAAAACCTTTGCCACGTTCACATTCCCGCGTAAATCTTTCCCGGCCGGCGGTCAGGGTTCCGGCCAGGTCGTCAATGGTTTTACGTTCCAGGCCGATGTAATCTTGCAAGCCGGCCAGTGTATAATCCGCCGTCTGCAAGGTGCCAAATTCCACATTAACCCCTTCATATCGGGGCGGCTGAAAGGTATATGGGAGACGTTCCCGATTATCGATAACAACCAGCATTGAAAAACCTCTATGGGCCGGCCCGGCGCTTAAACCGGACCGGCCGGTTTGCTTAAGCCCCTAGCATATATCCTTCAAGGGATCGAACGTCTCAGGGTGCTTACCCGCAAGCAATTCGATGGCATGGTCCAGGCTCGCCAGAAGTTCAGCCTGAGTTATGGAGCCATCACCCCGCAAACGAGAAAGCAGGGCACGGAGGTCTTCCACCGGATTGCCGGTCGTGATGATCGCGGGCTGGTCGGCCCTGGCTTTGCCCTGACGCTGGCGGTAGAGACCCTCAATCCACTCGTCCACCAGGTGGCCTGTAGTGAACGCAAAGCCTGGTGATGTTTCCACCAGGGGCAAC